GTATTGTTGTTGTTGTTATATTACCCCCTACGTTAAAGTTTATAGTTGTATCAGGCAATGTTAATGTACTGCCCGAAGCTACATAAACTAAATATGATAAATCGGTATTTTGTACCAAACTAGGTGAACACTCGCTAGGCCCTTCCGGTGCGCCCACTATTGGTAAAGCGCATAGATTAAATTGCTCCGATAAATTTAGGGTAATATCTATCTTATATCCAGCTACTTCGTCATTGAATCGTTCGGTAAAATCTTCAAATGATACCGATTCTCCCACAAAAAAAAAGTCCTCATATAATGGCGCGCGTAATTGGGCCACAACATCAGTAGCTATCTGTAATTGATCACTTAATACTTCAAGCTCATTTCTTTGGTCTTTATGAACTAAATCCATGAATAACAAAGATAAATTAAGGCTCATTTGTTTGCCTTGTATCTGCCCTGGATTTATTACAGTAAACATCAAAGGATAAGTAACCGCACCATTGGCAACAAGGTCGTAAAGATCCCCTATCCCGTAGCTATTTATTTGCTGATGAGCCGTTGCTATTCCCTCTAATAGCTCGTTTATTTGGTTTAATGTTCTTTTCATTATCAAGTTTTTGAAGGAATATTTTTAGTTTGTTTTCGTTCTTTGTGTACGCCATTAATCAAGACAGTTTGAATCATAGTTTCCTTGGAATCTATCGCTAAAAGGTAAGTTTTTATTTATTGTGCTACCAAGATACATTCCGGTCGAATACATTGTTTTCTTGGGTACAATAGTATCTATGCCATTACCAGGATTTAAATATAAAGGGTATAATGTTGAATTTTCTAAAAGATAGTTAGTAATACGTTGGCTATACCATTGCGCGTTATCTTTAAATCGCTCCTCTAACTTTAACAAGTCATTAAGGCTGGCAGGACTTGCGTTTTCACTTGATCTTGTGGCCACTGACTTATTCATAAACTTGTAAGTCAAAGGCATAGGCGCCTCCGCCATAATCCACCAAATTAAAGCCGGTTGAATATAATCGTCTAATAAAGTTTTATTTAAAACTGATACAGTTACTGCGCTAACTTGTGCTTTGATTTCATTATAAAGTCCGGTGCCTAATATAGGTAACATGAATTTTTCTTGTGCCAATTTAATAACCGGCAGCAAAACTTTCATGTCTACATTCTCGTTAATTATCGAGTTATCCTTTAAGGCTTGCTCGCTTATAAATATAACTGCCATAACTTATGCTTTTTTTCTTAATAAAACTTGCTGCCAAATATGCCTACATGATGTACTCGTTAATCCCGTTTTAGGATTGTGATACCAACCGCCACGCGTTAACCATACATTAGTTCCTAAATCATTTTCTAAAGCTTCTATTTCTTGGCGTGTATAATGTTTATTATCTTTTATTTCTTTTTTACAAAAATCTCTGCTTGTATCTAGTAAAGGTTTACCCTCAATCCCTGGCTTTAAAGCATATTTATATCTAACTAAAATTTCCTCAACCGGTGAATCTAATTTCTTAATACTTTCGCCTTTTTTAGTTAAATTCCTTTCGTTATCTACTGTCTGAATCATGCCGTTATCGGATAACTTTAATAAGGCCTCTTCTACTGTCTTTACGTCAACTTTTAAAGCTTCTGCAAGGTTTTTATTGCTTATTAAATTATCGTTGCTTATAAGGTCTATAATTGACTTGTCTAGTGTTGTGATTGTTATCGTGGCAAAGTTTACCGGAATAGCCTCCGCGTGTATAACCTCATACCCTTCCGAACTTTCGCCGTATTTATCGAATACTTCCAGGGCTTCCGCTTCGGTTAGTTCTTTGCTAAACTTTTGAGTTTCATTTAAATCAATACCAAGCCTTTCAGCTACTTTTTTTCTTAATAATTCTATTGGTATAACCGCCTGAATCAATGCCTCCGAATAATCAACACCTATAATCTCCAAAGGAATAATATTAAGTTTGCCATCAATATTTAATAGATTCGCAAAGTCATTTATTACACCCTCTAATGTCTGTTGTTTCGGGGTAACATAAGTATTTTGGAAAAACTCGGAAGCATCTCTTATTACATTCCTAGCAAATGCCGATTCTCCATCAATTCCAAATAACTGACCGCTTGTAATTCTATGCCCGGTGAATATCTCTTGTGTAACTGTTTTATTAAGTACCTCAAATGCCTTGTCAAAATCGTTTGTTCTTAAAGGAATTACACTCGGCTCTTTATCTTTTCCCTCACTAAATACCAACACAACACCACCCGCGTTATCTGTACCTGTATGTTTGTTTTTAATCTGTTTTTCAATCTCTTTTTGCTCCTCTAATGTAGGTTGCCCGTTGTTAAAACTGATTAAAGTCCCGCCTACAAAGCCGTTCTTTATATTGTTTAAATGGAAGTTTGCGATTTCTTTCTCAATCTCAATATATTTCAAAGCTGCTACATAACCCGGTAACGGGTAAACACCTTGATTTGGTCTATATGCTTTATAGTAAAATATACCGCTAGTTTTATTTTCAGGATCAAACTTTTCTATCTCTTTAAATCCGGTCTTATCAAATGATTGATTATAAGCCTTCCAATCGTTACTAAAAAAGAATTTATCTTGTGTTTTGTTAGTTCTTATCTTACTAAAATCAACATGATATAAATCAAAATCAGTTCTTAAATTATTCCAAATGGCTTGAATATAGAAACCTCCAAATAACTCTAAATCTAAACTAATTTTTTTTGTTAGCTCATATAAACTTTCACTTGGATTTATTGACTGTGTAAACTCTATTAATTTGGCAGCGTTTAATACACTCAAAGCTTTGTTGTTTACATTCCACCCTTTACCGGCAATTAAATCCGCCTTGCCGTCTACAATAGCCCTATGTTTTGGCGCGTTGTCGTACATGTCTAGCAATAAATTAGGAAAGTTATTATCGTTTCCATAACTTATCCACTCTTTGCCCTTGTTTTCCTTAAATTCTGGAATCTCGAACGCGTTTAATTTAACGTAAAGTATATTGCTAGCCATTATAGATTATATTTATTTTAGTTTGGTTATCGTAAGCCGTTGTACTGCTTGCCGTTCCTATTACTTTAACTTTGCCCTCCTCAACTATCCCGGTTGCTAAAGTATAATTTAAATTTGTTGGTGAACTTTGTTCGTATATCTCGTAAGAATAAAACCCATTTAAAGGCAAATAAACCTCCGATAATGTCAATGTTGGATTTAGTTTTTCAGTGATTGTAAACCTATTATAACGATCCGTATGCAATGAAGTATCTTGAGCAATAAATGTATAACTGATCTTAGACTCATCATTGATAAATCTAAACAAAAACAAAGGATTTGTTAAAGTACACTTTTCAGTTAGCGTTAAAACAATAATGTTACTTTGATTCTTTATTAATTTTATCACGTTTTGGTTTTTTAATTTCAACTTCAAAAAGAAAAGTATATTTATATTGTTTAAATATCTCGATATTTTCCTCATTGATTTTTATGATCTTGTTAAGCTCCTGGCTAAACATATCCTTACCGATAAATTCCGATTTTAATTTCATTTTTTCTTTGGTTGTGATTCTTCTACTTCAAAAATATAATTGATGCCTAAAGATTTTAATAGTTCTATATTAGATTCTTTAACTTCGATTTTATTGCCTAATACAGTTGAATAAATTTCAAGTCCTAAATACTCCGGTTTGATTTTCATAGTGTCTTTTATTTATAAATATAAAATGATTGATTTTGTACCAAAAAATAAAACCGTAACACCTATTAGATGTTACGGTCTTTAAATTCTTTAAAAAAATATTAAGCTCCAGTTACCGCAGCAACCGCAGCAGCTGAAATTTCAAACATTGGTTCGGCTTCCTTAGAAATGAAAGTAAGCTCATAACCGTTTCTGTCTGCCATTGCAGTCCCAGATGTATGGCTTGAAGGTGCCATTTCTGCACCAGCATATTGACCCATCATCCAATACTTACCGTTACGATCTTGTATGATAATAGCTAATGAATTTTGAGCTAATAATCTAATTTGATTTCTTAACGGGGTATCCGATTTATTGAAAACAGCCGTTAAAGTTGTCTCATAGCCTCTAGTTCCGTTAACATCAGATACTTGAATTGCTTCATTGTAACTAGATGTTTCTTTCACTTGATCATAAGCCCAAAATTTAGTACTTCCCACCATTGATACAGTTGTAATTACGTCAGACGTAAATACGTATGGTGTTGTAGCATTTAAATTTGAAAAACTAGCTATTAATATTTTTTTTAAACCTCCGATTGAATCCCGGCAATCAACCGAAAAACCGGATATTACTGCACATGCCATATTTATAAGTTTTAAAAAAGGGGGTATTTTACACCCCCTCTTAAGTTAGTATTAAGCAGTTAATTCAAAGTTTGCAACTTGTGAAGGGAAAGCAACTTGAGTTCCTATTTTGAATGCACACATTAAACGCACCTCATCAGCTTCTTTTGCAAAGAAAATCTCAAATTTTTCTTCTTCATTCATTAAGTCAACACCCATGAACATGTTAGATTTTCTACCTGCAATTATTCTAGAAGTACCATTAAGACCGTTTAAAGCAACTAGTTTAATGTTTGTTCCAGGAATGAATAATTCGAAGTTGATAGCATCAACACCATAATGATAAAGATTTGCAGTTTTTAAAGCAATAGTAAACAATCTGAAAACATCAGCTC